TGGCGATGCTGACTGCCACCGTGTACACCTTGATGCCCCGGCGCAGCTTCTTGCCGCCCTGCGAGACATCGATGGCGGTCGGCGTGCCGATCAAGGCTGCACCGCGAGGCACACCCTTGACCGCCATCACACGCGAATCGCGGCAGGCCCGCACAAAGGCGTAGGCCTCCTGCGTTGCAAAGCCGGTATCCAGTGCAAAGCGGGCCAGCGGCATCGCCGCGCCGGAGGCGTGTGTCCAGGTTTCGGCCAGCATTTCAGCAAGGCGCTTCCACACCGTGTCGCGGGCGGTGTCACCCATCAGCACGCGGTGCTCGACCAGCCAGGACTCCTTACCGCGCCCAAAGGCCCAGACCGACGCCTCGATGCGATCCTTTTGTACGTCGGCCGCGCCGACCAAGAGCAGACCGCCTTGCGGCACGCTGCCGACGCGGTAGTCCTCGCGACGCTCGACCAGTCGTTGCCAGTCCGGAGCTTCGCCTTCCTCGACCCAGGTTTCACCCAGCTCGGTGTTCTTGAAGGTCTTGATGGCGGCGGCCGATCCCGACTCTTTACTGACGGCGGCTTCCCACGCAGCGGCGATCTCCCGCCACGAACGCCAGCCCACCGGGCTGTACAGCGACGACAGGTGGAAGCCTGCCGTCTTACCCGCGCCATCGATGATCATCGCGCGCCACTCGCCGTGCTCCAGCATCCACGTCTTGTGGTGCTCGGCAATCGCGGTGTCACATGACTCACAGATGTAGGCAGCGGTCTCCGGTTGCCCTTTGTCCCAACGCAGCTGCTCGAAACGCAGCCACTGACGGTGGGAGCAATGCGGACACGGCACAAAGTAGCGACGTTGGTCACTGGCCTCGTACTCGCGCTCGATAGCCGACGCCCCTGAGATCGTTGGGGTCGAGACGATGAAGATCTTGCGCCGCGCGAAGGTGCGGGTACGCGCCTCGGCCAGCGAGATCGCATCGCCTTCACCCTCGACGTCCAACGGATAGCCGTCGACCTCGTCGAGGAACAGATACCGCACAGGCATCGAACGCAGCCCGACCGCGCTGTTGGCCCCGGTCATCACCAGCACGCCACCCCGGAACTCCTTGGCCAGGATGGTGTTGCCGGAATCCCGGCTGCGCGCCGGTGCAATCAGTTCAGCCAGTGCGGACGACTCCTCGATCAGCGGATCGATCCGCTGCTTGGAGTTGCGCTTGGCCATCTCCACTGTTGGCCACACCGCCATCATTGGCCCGGGTGCGTGGTGGATCACATAGCCGATCCAGTTCGATCCCATCTCGGTCGCGCCAAGCTGTGCCGCCTTCATGAACACCACGCGCTCGACCGGCGAGGTCGGCGACAGGCAGTCCATGATTGCTTTCAGGTACGGCGTGCGACTGGTACGCCAGCGCCCGGGTTCGGCAGATGCCTTGCTGGAGAGCATCCGATGGCGATCTGACCATTCGGACACGGTGAGCAGCGGGTCGGGAGTCAGTCCTTCGCGCCACGCGCGTTCAATCTCGGCAGCGCCTTCGTAGTCCATGTTCATCAATCCACCCTTGGGCGCATCTCGCCCAGTTCCTGCAGGTGCTCACGCACCGCCGCCTCCAAGGCGATGTGCATCGTGTGAGGATCGACGCCGAGCTTGGCTGCCATCTGTGCCGAGATGCGTGCGGGCCAGTTGAGCCAGGCATCGCGTTCGGAGCGCGCCAGCTTGAAAACATGGGCGATGGCCTGCGGCCGATCTACCAGCTCGCCCTTGAGGCGGGCCAGGCGCACCTTGTTGGTTTGCGCCTTGACCACTTCGTTGACCGTCCGCGCTTGCAGCAAGGACGTTCCACCTACTGGTAATGCTGCTTGTCCATCTCCTGTAGGTCCGCTGGACTCCGGGACTGCGACCTTGACCGCGCGGGTGGCCGTGCCATTGCGCGGTGCATCGGAATTACGCGCCCACTCGCGGTCGACGCGCTCGGCATCAATCGTTCCGTCTGCCTCCGGCGTGATCCGCCCAGCAGCGATGGCCTTGCGCACCGCTGCATCGGACACCCCTCGGTGGCGTGCGTAGGCACGAATCGAAATACCCATATTTCCCCTTCGGGGCACCTTCAATCATTTGTTCGTCATTCATGCGGATTGAGCTTGGCTTCCATCTGGAACAGCGCGTTCATACGTTCGTCATCAACACCATGAAAGGACACGGACATGAGCAAGCTCGAACAACTACTGACCCAGATCGCGCAAAACAAGCTGGGCATCGAAACCCTGGAAACCCGCCGCTCGGACAGCCTCGATTTCCACGATGTAGCGGTCTGGTGCCTACGCGATGCGCTTGAAGCCGCCTTCAACGCGGGGCTCAAGCAGGGGCGCAATGCCAACCCGTCAGACAAGGCCAACACCTGATTGCGAAGCGAAGAAGCCAAGCAGAAAGCGCTTGGCTTCACTTGAGAACAGCGCGTTCATCACATCACCGTCCACCACATCGAAGGAGCAAAACATGACCACCACCCAACTGACCCCTGCCCAGCACGCGATCCTGGCCCACGCGGTTGAACACAGCAGCGGCAAGATCGACTGGTTCCCCGACAACATCAAAGGCGGCGCACGCAAGAAGGTGCTCGACGGACTTTTCAACCGCGCACTAATCACAACCGACGGCACCGCCTGGTTTGTCGCTGCGGAAGGCTACGACGCCCTGGGCATTCCGCGTCCCGACGTGAACAGGAAGGGCGTCGGTCAGTTCGAAGCCCATCTCGACCGGATCATCGCCAACGCCGAAGGCGCGCCTGCGGCCGCGAGCGATCTCGAACTGGAAGCCTTTGTTACCGCCGCAGAAGCAACGTGGGTCAAGCCGCGCACCCGCGAGAACAGCAAGCAGGCCGAAGTGATCCGGATGCTGCAACGCCCCGAGGGCGCAACCATCGGCCAGATCTGCACCGCCACCGGTTGGCAGGCGCACACGGTGCGCGGCACCTTCGCCGGAGCCTTCAAGAAAAAGCTCGGCCTGAACATCGTCTCGGACAAGCCGCAGGGTGGCGAGCGGATCTACCGCATCGCCTGAGAACGAGCACAGCGAGTTTCGGCGAAGCCAAAAAGATGGCGAAAGGAGCCATGAATAGCTTGGCTTCTCTCCCCACCAGCGCGTTCATACAGATGTCGTGATTGACGACGCCATACCAGGAAAACCGCCATGAGCACCATGACCATCACCATCGAACGCACCTCACGCACTCTGCAGTTCGCAGGCCAAAGCCTCCAGGTCGAAGAGTTGAGCATCCGCCTACCGTTTGCACGCAAACCTGCCGACCTCGGCGAACTGGGCGGGAGCGAGCAGCACAAGGTCTACATCACCGAGACCAAGGAGCTCACCCCTGCCGAATTCGACGCTTTTGGGCGCAGCCTGCTGGTGTCACGCGACTGGCTGCGTGGCAAGGGTGGCGGCACTGGCGACGGCTACCTCTGCGTCGAGGTCACTGCTCCCGGACGCCCTTACCTCTACGTCAATCCCGAGGGCGGTGATTACGCCCGCTACGTAGCCCGTCTCGGGTAAGCGAAATTGATCGAGAAAGAGGCCAGGAACAGCTTGGCTTATCAATCGAACAGCGCGTTACTACAGGTGTCGCAACGATCAACCCGGAGAAGACACCATGGCCACCAACCAGATACCCGCCACCCAAAACGAAGCCTGGGGTTTTTGGGGCACGATGAACGAACACGCCAGCGCCGCATGGCCCCTGGCCATGAACGCCATTTCGGACGCCACCCACCAGCCCCTCGAATCGGTGCGGACCTTCCTCGACAGTCGCCACGGACGCCACTTTGCCGACGACGTCCAGAACGGCTTGTACCAAGGCCAAGCCTTGCAGGATGCGATCAAGGCCGCCACCCAACGTTGGATGGGCTGGACGATTGGCCACCAGACCAGCAAGCAGTACGGCATCCCGCGCGGCCTGCCTTACCTGACAGGCTTTGTGATCCACTGCGAAATCTGCGAAGAGATGGCTGCCTAATGACAACGCCCGCCACCGAACGGGAGCAGGCGCTGCGTTGGCTGATTGCCAACCGGCGTCCAGACGTCTCCATCGAGCAGGCTGTGCGCGTCATGTGCATGGCACTGCCGCGCGATCTCACTACCCTGCAAATCCTGCGGCGCATCGCCGAGGAAGAAGAGGCCAAGCAACCTGGCCAGCCATTCAACTGGCGCACACTTCCTGGTCTGCTGCCTCGCGGATGGCCGTCTGGCCGGTGAAGTCCTCCCACCGGCGCACGATCACATCCACGTACTTCGGATCGAGTTCGATCAGTCGCGCGACACGACCTGATTTTTCGGCCGCAATCAACGTTGTGCCAGAACCACCGAACGGATCGAGCACCACGTTACCCGGGCGGCTCGAATTGCGGATGGCTCGCTCAACCAGCTCCACCGGCTTCATCGTCGGATGCAGATCGTTCTTCTGCGGCTTCTTGATAGCCCACACATCGCCCTGATCGCGGTCACCACACCAGTGGCGTTGCGCACCCTCGGGCCATCCGTACAAGATCGGTTCGTACTGGCGCTGGTAGTCGGCACGGCCCAGCGTGAAGGTGTTCTTGGCCCAGATGATGAACGTCGACCACTTGCCACCGGCAGCGCGGAAGGCGGCCTGCAGCACATCCAGTTCGCTCGACGACATCGCCACGTAGATCCCGCCCCGGCAATGCGCCACGGTGGGGGTCAGCGCCGCCAGCAGGAAATCGAAGAACCCGTCGCCCAGGTTGTCGTTCAGGATCGCGCGATCCTTGCCGCGCATCTTGTCCTTGGCGCTGTTGGCGTAGTTCACGTTGTACGGCGGGTCGGTGAAGACCATGTCTGCCACGTCGCCTTGCATCAGCCGGGCATAGCTCTCTGCCACAGTCGAGTCGCCGCACAGCAATCGGTGCTTGCCCATGATCCAGACATCGCCCGGGCGCGATATTGGAATTTCGCCAACCTCCGGTACCGCATCCTCATCGGTCTGTCCCTTATTGTCCGGCTCGTCGCCCGCGATCAGTTCGGCCAGCGCGTCGGCGTCGAAGCCGGTGATGTCCAGATCGAAACCTTCGAGTTGCAAGGCTTCCAGTTCGATCCGGAGCATCGCATCGTCCCAGCCCGCGTTCTCCGCGATGCGGTTGTCGGCGATGACCAAGGCGCGGCGCTGGGTCGGGCTCAGGTGATCCAGGACGACCACGGGCACGATCTCAAGCCCAAGTTTCTGCGCAGCGGCCAAGCGTCCATGCCCAGCGACGATGATGCCGTCACTGCCTGCAAGGATCGGATTGGTGAAGCCAAACTCGGCAATCGATGCGGCGATCTGCGCCACCTGATCATCCGAGTGCGTCCGCGCATTGCGGGCATAGGGCAGCAGTTTGGCTGTCGGCCACTGCTCGATCTTGTCGGCCAGCCAGTTCATGCCGCCACCTCCATTTCGCGTTCAGTGGCGATCTCCTCGAAAGATTGGCCGGTGGCGATGAGCGTGACCGGCACGCCTGGGTGGTTTTGTTGAAAGCGCTTGATGGCCACGTCCACGTACTCCGGCGCAATCTCGATGCTGCGACAAATGCGGCCAGTGCGCTGCGCGGCCAGCATCGTCGTGCCACTGCCGCCGAACGGCTCGAACACGATGTCTCCGGCGTCGGTGTAAGCATCGATGGCGAACTCCGGCAACGCCACCGGGAACACGGCCGGGTGATCGATGTCCTGACCGATCTTGCCCTTGTGGCGCATCACGCGGATCACCGAATCGGGGATTCGGGTGTCCTGCGTCGGCTGACCCTTGTGCGTCCAGCCGCCGACCTCGCCATCCTTACCGCGCATCGCCGTGGACGACCCGTCAGCGCGCAGGTGCGATTCCTGGCCTGCGTGCTTG